ACCATCTGTTGACTCTGTTTCTGACATAGTGTGTGTGTAACTTCCTGCTGCTCCAGCATCTACATTACTTCCTAAAGCATATCCTAACATTCTCCAGTTCTGAGGATAATAGTTAAAAGTTCCTGCTAAATCTATTACTAAATCAGCAAAGGCACTAACATTTCTAGTGTTTGCTCCTTGATACCTAATCATTTCTCTTGGGAATGATTCATCTGGTGTATGGTCTTGAACTTGTCCTACCCAAATTCCAGCTCCTGAAGTAGTAGCATAAGTTCCAGATTCTATTAACATTCCAAATTTGTTCCCATCTGCGACATATCTAGACATTTTATTCCTCCATAATTTTAAATTCTAATAAACTATCTGGCACATTGGCTAATACCTTATGCCTATTAATATAAACAATTTTTTCTTCACTCATTGTTCCTCCATTTTTCCTAAGTTGATATAAACATATATTTAATCATAATAATCTTTGAACGTATTGCTTGTTCTCCATCTTCATCAACATCTGTCATTGATGTAACTGCAAAATCATTTAAACTATTAGCATAACTTCCTGTAGTTGCAGTAGATTGTTTAGTTCTTAATACTGTATAAACTTGCTGAGTAAGTTCATCTCTTTCTTGGACATTTCTTGCCCATACTCTGACTTCCAATTCACTATTTACTAATTGGTCGTCTGTTTGCATACCTAATTTGCTTGAAATCAAATCAGTTAATTTAACTGTTATTAATGGATATTCGACTTTCCTTCTAGGATATGAAGTCATAACGAATTTAGAAGTAGAACTTCTATTGCCTCCAATAGGATCGGTCACATTAGTACGAAGTAAATTCCTTACAAATAGTACCGTGTCACTTATTAATGTGCTGCTTGCAACTGCCATTTCTTTCCTCGCATTGGATTAAAACAATCTCGCATTGACTGTCTAATAAAATATATTTTTTACTTTATTTAAAATTTATTAACCTAATTATATAATTATAACTTTGTAGCCTTTTTTACCTTATCTCTGATGAAACTTTGTACCTTATCTTTGGATCTAGCTAATGTATTTCCAAAGTGTTTTCTTGCTACTCTTTTTGATGAACCATATTCTAATACTGAAGCATATTCAACATTACTAGACACAACTCCTGTATCTCCTCTTGTATTTGATGTGATACTCCCTAAAAATCTACCAGTATCAACACTTCGTGGTTCTGCATTTCTTCCTGAAACACTATCTTTAACTTGACCTTCTACATATAATGTTGCTTGAGTAATTGCATCTTTAACTCCACTATTAACAGCTTTTCCTCTAGCTCCTAGATATCCAATTGCCTTATTAACTCCAAAAATTTTAACGCTCATTCTTTATCCCTCTTTATCTAAAGAACCAGTCGGCAACTCTCTAATAAACATTTTTTTATATACTATTTCACTACCTATTGGCCATGATTCAATACCTTCTCCTAATAATGAAAATTGTTTAGTATTTGGTGAACCTAATCCTATCTTAATAGCTGCTCCAGATGTCACCACTGTACCTAGAACATATAATCTACTATCTTCTGTTGTTAGTTTGCCTTGTTCAATTAATCTAGCTTCTGAGCTACCTCTGGCACCTTTAATAGGTTGCTGTAGTCCTGACACCCAAACATCTGTACCAGATTGAGCATATTCATAACTATCATCATAAGACGAATCAGTGTCTGTCATACTATAATATCTAAATCTAGCAGAAGTACCATTTGTGTTGATTACATCTTGAATGGTATTCTGCAATTCATTCGCTTTTACCATATTTAAGTTCCTTCTTGCTTAAATCTTTTTTAAGTTCTGTCTTATTTGATGTATCTTCTATAAGTAAGTAATGCCCTGTTTCTAATAATGATTTAACTTCTTTTTGTTCAACTTCAACTATTCCTTGTGGCTGAAATGGACTAACACATTTTAATTTTATTTTCGTCATAATAATCACCCTCTGAAAAAATTTATTACCGCTGCAAATGCTGCTGTTACTCCTGAAGCTAGCAATCCAACAACACTCCAAAATGTAGTTCTACTAATAAATCTTGCTGAGCAAGCTCCTAATTGATTTGAAATCTTTTTATCTAAATTATCAACTTTAACATGGATGCCTTGAATTAATTCTTTAGTGGTATATGTAACGTTACCATTCTGTCTCTGCCATTCTTTAAGTTCTTCCTTCATATTCATCATTCCTCATCATCCATTTGATTTATAACTTCTAACATCTACACCAAACGCATTCAATTCTATCATAGCTAATTTATTGAAATTATCTGCGACAGTATTAAGATTGCTGTCGGCACCTTTTTTCTCTGAAAAATCTCCTAACTTAACTGATGAAACATCTGCTCCTATGAGTTGCATATAATTTAATGTTTCTGCGGCTGTAAGTTTTGTTAATGGTCCTTGAAATTGAAGAGCAATAGAATTAGAGCCAATACTTGCACCTGTATATTGTTCAACATACTCACGTTTTTGATCTGCTATCTCTAACAACCTTGTTCCACTAATGCTAGTCGGTATATCTTCTACCAAACTATATACGGCATCAGAAATTGAACCCAAATCCCATAATCCCATCTTATTCACCTAAAAATCTACACTTCCTAAATGAAGCCAATCTGTTCCTGAATCATTAACATAATAAGTATTGTTTGCATTATCATATGCAATAACTCCACCACTTACTCCTTGTCCTTCTCCTGCTCCTTCTGCAGCTGGACAAACAATACCACTTGGATTACCTAAAACATACATAATTGCAGTTCCACCACCTAAATGGTCTCTCATTCCTGGAACTAATCCGTTTACTGTGCTCCCTGTTGTCATTCTATATCACCTTTGTATTATTTAATCCACATTTATTACAATGTAAATCTGAACCAGAAGGACCACCACCTGTAATAACCATTTGTGCTCCACATCTTGGGCATATAAGTTCTACTGGAACTTCTTTAAGTACCTTTTTAATTACCTTTGCTACTTCTTCAACTTTGTTATTTAAATTTGATTGTTTTTTCTTTGTCATTATAATCACCTACATTAGATAAACTGATAATAATCCTTCTGAACCTGCTCCTCTTAAAGCTATTGCTCTTCCTCTACCAGCTACTGCTGTTATTAAAGCTGTATTAAGTGCTGCACCAGAACCCATTGAAACAGAATCGCCTGCTGATATTGTTGCGTCTGCTATAATAGAATTATTTTGACCTTTAACTTGAATTGTTGCAAATGCTCCACTTGCTACAGTTCCTATTTGAATACCTAAAGGCACCATTGATGGACCTGTGCATGGTTTTGCTACCATACTCATAGTTGTTCCACTAGCTGCACTTCCTGCAACCCACATTCCGCCAGAAATAACTGCTTCAGCTGGAACATTCCAAAATCTTGTTCCTTCTTCATTATTTATCCCTGTAATTATAGAATCATTTACTGTAAAATCATTATATGCTTCTAATACTCCAGCTGTGATAGAACCTAATGTTGCATCCACATAACCTGAAATGGTTGATGAACCTGTAACACCAAGATTATTTATTGATGCTGAACCAGCAACATCTAAATTTGTTACTCTATAATTTCGTCTTCTAAGACCGTCTTTTGTCATAATTTTTCACCTACTCGATTTAATATAAATCACTGGCATACTACCAGCCATTCGGTTTAATTTAAATAAAATAAAAAAAATAAAAAAATTAACTACTTTAAGAAGTAGTTATCTTACAAACTGCGTCGGCTCTAATTAATTCAATTTTAAGCCTTTGAGTTACAGCTGCTGCACTCATATCGTATGTTGGCAAATCAAAGTTCTCAACTGATACTGGTCTCTTTTCAGCAATTGCAAATGCATGCATTTTGTCTGTTACGATACCGTATTTGCTCCAAGTTGTACTTGGTGCTGCGTTAGTTGAAAATTTAATTACGTTCAAACCATAGATTGTTCCTACGAACCCTCTTTGAAGCATTTCGGTATTACCTACTTTGTTAGCTTCAACGAATGTATCGATGTTTCTTAGGTCGTTAAGGAATTCCATTCCAATAAATAATGTAGTAGGTTGATAATCTGCATCATCAAGGTACTGCATTGCTCTTGTAATGTTAGCAATAGTTGCTGCTGCTCCACCTGTTACAGTATTGGATGCGTCTGCGAAAGAGTTTAATATTAAACTTGTTTCGTTTTCAGCTAATCTTTTTCCTGCTACTTTAACATTGTGTTGCAGTAAGTTCCACTTACCGTCTTCCAATAGCTCTCTAGTGATTCTAATAGCTACACCGTATTTAACTGGTTTTAGATTTGTGCTTGTATAAGCAACTTGGTCCATTGGGATTTCTGCTCCTTCTGAAACAATTCTAACGTCCATTGTATTTGCGGTTGCTAAATCTATGTCTATACTAGAGCCTGGAATGTCTCCTGGTCCAAAATATAATCCTGCTTCGCTTCTAGGGATAAGATTCTTATCCACTTCCTCAATAAGAGTGTCGTAAATCTTTTTCGCAATTAACAAACTTCCTTCAGTTCCGTCTGCTGTGCTTAGATATTCTTTAAGATATTCTAGTGTCATTTCTCTTCACCTCATCCGTGGATGTCAACAAGCAAAAATCCGCCTGATGCTCCTCCTGTTAATGCTCTACCTATTGGTTGCTGTGAGGCTAAATTGCCTGCTATAGAACCTAAAGCTTGGACTTGCTGTCCATCGCATCTTACTAATACTCCTGCATCTACTGTTGCATCTGTTGGAACAATAAATACACCACGAGTTGCTACTGTTAATAATGCACCTGAAGCTGCAGTATTCATAGCGATTCCTGTAAATTCGGCACCACTTGCACCGTTTTGGAACTCGATGTCACTTGTTGCTACTGAAGTTGCTCCTGATGAAACTACACCTGTTGCGCCTGAAGCTGCAACAAACATTCCACCTGAAATAATTTCTTTTGCATATCCTGATATTGTTCTTGGAGTGCCACCATCAAGTATTGGTACTGCTCCGAGTGGATTCATAACCATTTCTCATTCACCTCACTAATCGTTGGTATTTAGTTGCATCCAACTTTGCAGGGTCTGCATACATTGAAAACCCTTTTCCAAATTCTGTTCTTTCAAACATGTAATCATTAAAACTAGAATCTGTTTTTTCCTGTACTACTTTTCCTTTCAGTTTAACTTTAGACGCTTTAATTGTCTTTAGTTCTTTTAGCATTTTTCCAATGCTATCTTTTATTTCTGAAATGTCAGCTTTTTCTTCTGCAACTGGTTCAGCAACTTCTTCAGCAGGTTCTTTAGCTGGTTTTTCTTCAGCTACTTCTTCTACTGGTTCTTTTACTTCTTCAGCTGGAGCTTCCGCTTCTTTTTCTTCCTCTACTACTGGCTCCACTGCAGGTGCGTCTTCTTGTTCTTTCAGAGTTTTTAACTCTTCCTTCAATTCAGACAACTGAGCTTTCATTTCTTCTGTTTCAGTCATTTAGAAAACCTCCTATTTTGTTTTTCTTTCCTTGAATCCATTTCTTTTCTACATTTAAAAATTCCTGTTTCCAATTCAAGTTTTTCAATATTTTTCTTTAAATCTTTTAATTCACTTAATTGATCTGTTTTAGCAAACTTCTCACAAATCGCTCTCGCAAAATTTGCATTTGGGTCTGCTGGAACTGCGACAAGACTTAACTCTACAAAATCAATACCTCTAGGCACTAATACTGTTTCATTAGAATCTTCACTTACTTTTTCTTCTGCTACTTCTTTAACCATAGCACCTATACTAACGCTATTGATTCTGCCATCTTTTATCATATCTTGATATTTTTTCTCCATTATCTTTCCTTCAAATGGGATAGCTTGTAAACTACTATTAAAAGATGAACTCTTTACTCTACCAATAATATTGTCAATAGAATTTTCATGGTCTTTTAGAATAGGTTTACCTGTTAATGTATGTGCAGCCTTAGATAATTCTTCAGCTGTATATTTTACTCCATTACGTGTTGTTGTTGAGTTTATAGCAATGCCTTTAATAACGAAATCTTCACCAACTGTTACTGCTTCAGAAATCGGGACCATAAACTCACATAAATTTTCTGTCTTAGATATATCGGTCATTTTAAGTCACCTTTACTTTTTAAATTTGACATAGAAAAATATATTTTTATTAATATTTAAACTTTATTATCGTAATTATATAATTAAGAAAAAAATGAAGGCTTTACGCCTTCTTCTCAATCTTTTTTTCTTCTGTTACTTTTGCTGGTGGATTAACAATATTTGCTAATGCCATCAATGCTCTCTTTATTGTATCGTGGTCTTCTCTTGATCCTTTAAAGACGCTTCCTATTTTATCTAGAACCATCAAAGCTTCCTTTGGATCCATTTGTTTTTGTTGTTCCATCTTCGTTTACCTCCTCTGAAGTTATTAATCTATCTAAATCATTTTGCAAAAATTTAATTCTAATATTTGCACATCTAACTGATTTCCACAAATCTCTCTGTAAAAATCTTAACTTAACATGCATATTCTGAATTAACTTATCTTTATGTTGGTCGTCCATTATCTATTTAACTTTTTCTATTACTGCTACTTTTTCAAACTTCTTATCTAGTCCATTAGCTACAAAGATATTATCTATCTTAGTCTCATACTCTGTTTGTTTTTCTTCTGTTATTTTTGGTTTCTCCATGTCTACTATAAGTCTCATAGCAGTTGCTTTAATTCTATCTGCTTGAGCTTGAGTTGGTATGTCTTTAATTGTTATGTCCATTTTAATTCCTCCTTAAATTTATTTAATTATTATTTGTCTTGAACCTACTGTATCAACTTCATAATGTATACCAGTAGTAGCTATTAAAGCATCTCCAGCATAAGCATCACCAGTAGAAGCCACTCGTTCTAAAGTAAAAAGCATCTGTTGTCCTATAGTTCTATTTGTTCCTGATATAACTACAACATCTGTACGCTTAAATTCATACTGTGTATCAAATGGTGTATCAGCAGAATCAATAGTAGTAACAGCATCTAGTGTTGCATCATCTGTACCAAAAGTGTATGTTAATCTCCATTGTACATTATCTGTTCCACTTGGTGCAGTTATACCTTGCCAATGAACATGGAATGTAAAGTCTGAACCTTCTTTATAATCATGTTGCATTTCAAAAGAACCATGTACTTTTTCTCCTACTGCAAACGCATATGTTTGAATACCTGTATCACCTGCAGCTTCGTCAACAAAGTTTACTAAGTCTGGTTGACTTGAAGATGGTCTTGATAATTGAGCAGCACCCATATTTATATCTTTCCATACAGTTGCAGTACCGTTAAATTCAACTGTTCCATCTGCCTCTATAACGGTTTGATTAGTGCCATCACCAAATCTATGAGCTGTAGTAGCACGATAGTCCATATACCCATCAGCAAGTGAATCTATATATTCGTTGCCGTCTGTTTGGGTGAACTGGACTTTATTAGTAGTTTGAAGAATAGCATTTACTGTAAGTGTCTGGTCAGCGGGAGCAGCAGCCATTACTCCATATATAATTGCATTACTTGCTTCTGTTGCTATGTCTGCTCTTGCTTGATTATCTATTATTAAAAGATTTGAATTGGTAGATTGTCTTGAACCTGAATAATATCCTAAAAATATATTATTACTTCCTATTGTTAAAGCATTAGCTGACCTTATACCAATACAAACATTATTAGCAGCAGTTGTATGACCAAGTGCAGTTGATGTTCCAACAAATATATTTGAACCACCCGATGCACCAGCAGCATTACCACGCCCTGCATAAGTTCCAATACCTATACTTTCATCGCCTGAAACATATCTTAACGCATATTGTCCTACGGCTGTACTACCACTAGAACCATCTTTACTCCCTAAAGCACTAACTCCGATAGCTATATTTCCACTTTCCGCTGTTAAAGCACTACCTGCTAAATAACCTATTAAAGCATTGTTACTACCTTCTAATTTATTCCCTGCATAATCTCCAACAGCTGTATTGTTAGTAGGCGAGGTTGTTGTAGAACCAGCTAAAGCAGCATTACCAACAGCAACACAATGTTGTGGTAAATTAGGGTATCTTAAAGCGTCTTTACCAAGAGCAGTATTTGCATGAGTAGTGCATTCTCTTAATGCATCTCCACCAATAGCAACTCCATAAGCTCCTTCCATATTATACATACAAGCATTACCAATAGCTACATTTGCTCCACCTGTTACATTGGCATACAAAGCACCATTACCTAAAGCGAAGTTATTAGAACCTGTTGTCATCTTAGGTCCTGCATTACTTCCAAGACAAACATTAGCTTGACCAGTATTTAAAGCAGTTCCAGCATTATATCCTATACATATATTGTTAAGTCCACTTGTAATATGTCTCCCTGCAAGATAACCCATTGCAAGATTATAATATCCAGTATCTAAATATTGTAAAGTATTGTTTCCAATAGCAGTATTTGCATAACCAGTAGTTACACTTGAACAGGCATAATTTCCAAAAGCAAAATTATTAGTTCCAGTAGAATTCCCTACAACACCTCGTAAAGCTTGATAACCAATGCCCACATTTTCATTTGCAGTCATATATCTACCAGCATAAGAACCGATAAATATATTCTTATCATGGTCTTCTAAATGTGAACCTGATGCATAACCTATCAGTATGTTCTCATCACCACCACAATGATGACCTGCCCATTGACCAATAGCAACACATCTACCTGGATTAAGACCATTTCCATAATCTCCTGCTAAAGCATAATTACCTATTGCGACATTATAACTAGGAGTTATTGAATTTCTTAATGCTTGAAACCCCATAGCTATGTTTTGTATTCCTGTATTGTAATACGATGCTTGAAAACCAATACCTATACTATTACTACTTGTTGTTTCGTGTAATGCACCTTGTCCAAGAGCAATACACCCACTTCCAGTTACATCCTTATTTAACGCTCCAACTCCAATACCTACATTATATAAACCAGAAGTAGTGCTTTCTCCAGAAGCTTTTCCAATGAAAATATTATAATTACTCGAACCTGTTGTTAATGATTTACCCGCATCTTCACCAATTAACACACAATGAGAACCTGGGTCTATTCTACCATTTAACCCATCAAACCAGAGAGACATATCATCCCCTGCACCGAAGTAGAGTTTAGAGTTATCTGCTTTAAGTCTTAAATGAGTTCCGTCAAACGTATGTATAGCACTATAATCAAAGTCATCTGTGGTTGTATTGGTATAAGGTATCTGATTATCTGCACCAAAAGATACACTACCACCCGCTGCTGCTTGAAATGTTGGAGCTGCACCTGCACCATTAGAAGTTAATACTTGAGTGGCATCTCCTATTGCTATCTGTCCCATTGAAGTCGTGGTGTCAGCATAAGGAATTAAATATTGTGTCCAAGTAGCAAGTCCTGTGCCACCCTGTCCGAAAGTAAGAGGTGTTGTAAGCCCTGTTAATGCACCACCTGTAAGAGTAGCTGTACCATCTGTTAATGTACCACCTGATAAAGTTCCTGTTGTTGTTAAATCAACTGCACCAATATCTATATTTATATTGGCATTAGAACCATCTAATTTAAGAAATTCACTACTATGAGAATACCCTTGATGTTCAATTATAAACTTTGGAAAATTTGGTCTGTCAGAAGCTACCATCTAGTACCAGCTTCCGGCAGTCACCAATACCCCACCACTAAATGTAATATCTTGAACAGAACTACCAGTTGCATCACTCATTACAACTTGAGCTAGTTCTGTACCAGACCATTTTAATTGAGTAGCAGGATTATAAGAATTATCAAGTGGGTCTCTTGTATCAACAAAAGTAACTCCACTCTGAACATAAATAGTATCGACAGCAACACTAACGCTACCAATAACAACAGGTGCATCTAATACTACTAAACCTGCTCCAGAGTTATTTATTCTCCAGAAATTACCACTTCCTGTGCCATCAATTATTGATTCAGACATAATTCACCTAAATATATTTAACTGTTAATCCTAATGTTTGTGATGTTCCGCTTGCTGTACTTCCAGTTGAAAGCTTTAATACATCATTTACATAGAATGGAAGATGACTTGCATTTGCTATACTACCTGTTGTTGATTCTGTAAAATGTGCAGGATAGTAATGTGAAATAGATGTACCACTTGAAGCATTTCTATGCCATAGTTCTTGATTTGTTCCTGATACTGTTAATGAAAGGCTTCCATTTTGCCAGAAAGCTGATTGGTCTACTTGTACTATCTTTCCATTAATAGGATTATCAATGAACAATGTAACTCCTGATGTTGCTGCTGTAAATGTATTACTTACACTTGTTGATTTTAATCTATCTTCTTTAACCATAGTTATCACCTTATTTGTATCTTAATTTGATTTCTGTATTTGTTTGTGCACTTCCTTTAATATTTATCTTTAATGCGTCATTTAATATCCAATTAGATGGTGCAAAATTAAATACTTTTCCTGAATGACTTACTGATGAAATCATAAATGGTAAATAAAAACTTCCTATAAAATCGTTCATTTCATATATAATAATATTTGGATTATCTGCAAAAGATATTGTTATATGGACTGCTGTATTTGATGTTATTATACCTGCAAGTAATGTTCCGTTGATTAATGGTGTAATTAAAGATGCTTCTGTACCATCTAATGTGTTTAGTTGTAATGCTAGCTCTTTAACTCTATCCTCTTCAACATCTTGCGTTTCCTTTACAGTTACTTCAACCGCTTCTTTTGTTTCTTTCATCAAAACTCCAAATATTCTAAATGTTTTCTTGTTCTATACATCTGGGATGAGTTACCTCTTCTTGTTAATTGTTGCTCCTCTTCTCCCATAATTCCAGCTCTCGACATTTGTAATTCATTAGGTACTCCTGCGAATCTAACTTGTGAATCAGTAACAGTTTCACTTCCTGTATAATCTTCCCAATTACCGATCACTAATACATCTTCGTTCTTCAGTGCGTTTGTTGCTGAGTCACTATCAATAACAATATCTGTATTAAATCTATCTCGTACAAATCGTTGATTGAATCTAGGACTCATAAACACTACCATTTTAACATCCGCCTTGTCCTCTCCCTGTTCTTGGTCCTGCTCCTGCTGGACCAGTTCCATCTCCATTTCTTCCAAATCTCATATCATTCCCCTCCATTTAGTTTAGCTTGTATTTCCAATGTCATAATTTTCTTATTTAATTGACTAAGTTTATGCATACATTCTCCACAATAAAATTCACCATGTACATAACAAAACGCTGGGTTGTTGCAATTGTCAACTTTACAAGTTGGCATCTCTACCATAGTTCAAGCCACTCTTTAGGTATTGTATTGTTTATTTGTACTTTCCATTTCATTTCAATCTAGCTCCGTAACAGGAGAGAAGGTACATCTACATGCAACATGAAGTGGAATCTGACCATTTGCCTCACTTAAAGTAAATATTTCCCCATTCATTGCTGAACATTGTTCACACGTTCTTTCACCAAGTGATGATACCCATCTTACTTTTTTCACTCCCTTTTTACTATAACTTTTTAATGCCCCTTGTGATGCAAATCTAGTTGCTTCAGTTCGAGCAATTAAATTAGGTCTTAATCCTTTATCAACTGTTTTAACCAACTTTCCTTCTTTCTTTTTATATGCACTTGACAATCCTAACGTTCTTTTAATTTCATTTTGAATCCATCTCACACTTTTACCTTCTGTGAATCCAACATGCATTATATTTCTTAATTTATATATTTGCCCTTGTTTTAATTTACCTAACGCCACATCTTGTTGAGTTACCGCCTTTAAAAGCTTAAAATCATCAGCTGCAATAACATCTTGTATATCTTCAATGTATGTTTTATAATTAAAGCCTAACCATTCTTGTAAACTATACTCTTTAAACACATCTCCTTCTTCACATATATCACAAGTGCATGTTTCTGTATGAAGGTCTTTATCATCAACAGATTGTCTTTGTTGTCCTGGGATTAATGGTAATGCTGCAGTTTCTTCCTCTTCTCTCTCAACATTTTCTGGAGGTTCTTCAACTGGTTCTTCTCTAGGCCCAAGTTCTTTTTGTAATTGTTCATATTTATCAACATCAAGTTCTAAAAGCTTTACTGCCTCAGCTTCTAGCAATGTAAAAAATGCTGGTGACACCATTGGGGTCTTCATTAATTCACCAACTTTATCCAATCTTGCATTTGATTCTTCTTCATCTGGGGAACCCCATTCTAATTCTACATGAGCATCTATTCCATTAACATTTAATATTCTTTTAAATATTTGAGTTTCAACAACCTTTTCTATCTCGGCTTGAAAGCTCTGTACCCTCATCATAAAGCCCTTCATCTGAACTTTAGCTAATCCTTCTGGTACACTCCCCTTTCCCATTATAACTTCAGGTATCTGAGTTGTATAGAAATACATATCTTGTTCATATTCTAAAATGCTATTAAATTTCTCTCCTACATTACCGAAATCAAGAACCTTCATATCAACATTAGGACCAGTTGCCCATTCATGTTTGTTGTTAAGCCATTCCATCTTTTGACCGAATGCAGCAAGAGCAGCAGTACTTGGAATAATACCTTTTTCCTTATCACCTAGCTTAGCATGTATTGGAGAATTAGCTTTTCTTTTAAGTAACATTGATAATTGGGCCTCATTACCAACAATAGCATCTGTTGTCTTTAATGTTGGGAACAATATACCTATTCCATAAGGATAATCACCAACTTTATTAAATGCTATATGAGCAACTTCATTTGGTTCAAAAGAAACTACTTGAGTTTTATCAAATTGTTTGAATCCACCTACATATTGATTATATGCTTCTACTTCTCCAAACTCATCTCGTTTTATATACATATATGATGCATTTAATATTTTAGCTTTAAGAATCTCTTCATCTCCTAACTCTATGAATCCAGACCCTTTCTTTAAAGCCTCTTTAGTCCATTGTCTTAGTAAAGTATCGAAATTAATATCTTGCATCCAATCTTCAATAATGATCTTAGCCTTCTGAGCAAGTTCATCTTCTTCCTCTACCTTTAGAAAATATCCAGGACCAACAATATAATCAACATACTTATCAATCGTTGCAGTTGCCAATCCAAATGTAGAATATAATGTATCCATCATAGCAAAGTCAAACATATGTTCTTCACCTAATGATACAGGATAATTTTTATTAATATTATTCACTTGGCCTTTAAAGGCTTCAGTAAAATTAACAGTTCCAGGAAAAGTAATATCAAATTCAGAAGTCTGAGGGGTAACCCTACTAAACGCACCTTTTACATTTGTGAAAAAACTTTTAATTCCCATGAATAGTAAATACTGTGGATAGAATTAAAATATATTTTTATTCATATTTAAACCTTATTATCTTAATTATATAATTTAGACAATTCCGAATGAATCGTTAGTTCTATTTGGCATTGCTCCGATGCATCCTAATGCTAGGCTACATACACAATCATCATGGTATCCTTCAGGGGCATTAAGTCTTGTTCTACCACTTGATGTGATTTCATATTCAAATATAGTAAGCTCATTAATCAACACCTCAATCTCTGGGAAACTAATTTCTTTCATCTCTATCATCATAGATAAGTTATCAATAATATCATTTTTGAACTTATTATTAAATTTATGACCTATGATATTAAGCCCAGCTCCTCTTAGATCATCTAGGATAGGATCACCTAAACCTGTTGCATCTAAATGCACTTGAGCATCATTGAATCTTTTAGCTATTGCTATTATTCGTTTTTTCTGTAATCCCCAGTCTACTTTATTGAACCTATCGAAGAATACAACCTGATTAGTTCTAGTATCTAACACTATTATAACCGTAAAGTCTTGATATTTTGCTAAATCAACACCCATAACATAATTTAGCCCACCCTCTGCTGTTGTTCTAAGCTCTCCACCTATACATCCTCTAACATTCCTAAATACACCACCTGTATCAGTTAAGAATATAGCATCATATTCCTGTTCTGCTGCTCTGCTGGTCATTCTTCTCTTCTGGGCCTCAATTACTTCAGGTTTTAAGTATGGATTAGTAATGCTAGCAAAAGACCAACTAGAAACATCAGTTATTAAATCATCTTGACCTTCCATAAAGATCTCATGAAACCAATTACGACCACGAGGGGTAGAAATAGCAATACACCATCCATCCTTATCGGTTAACGTTGGCAATAAACTTTCTTCCCATGTTGTTTTCTTAATACGAGCACCTTCATCAACAACCATTCCATTAACTCCTTCACCTATTAGAGAATCTGGATTATCTGCTGATTTACCTTCTATTATAGTGCCATTAATTAATTTAATATGCATACGTGATTCAGATTTAGATTCTACCCAATGTGGAAGCTTACGAGTAAAATATTTATAGACTTCTCGAAATACCTTATTTGCTAATTCATAAGTTGGTCCAACACACCAAAGAACTTGATTGGGCTTAACTGCTGTCTTCATTATCTCAGCTGCTGCTGATAATGATTTACCCCATCGTCTACCACACGCTAATATTCTCCATTTAGAATTAGAGTTATGGAGAGTCCATTGTTTAGGATGAGGGGCATAGCCGATAGCTTCAAATAACTTATTTTGATCTAGCACACAATTCTTATATTCTACTTGCATTTTGTAAACTTAGCTCTACTACTCTTTATGAATCCTACTCTAGTCTTTCTTTCATAGTCATCTTTGATTCCGCATGATGTATTATAGAAACAAGTTTCACTAAACTCGCTACATTCTGCACTATGCTTGCATAATTTTTTAGTCATCTTCTCACCATATCTAAACTACAACACTCAGTTCTCCAACATTTTGGGCATTGATAGTAAGCATCATAATCATTATAATCACTCCATCTCCAAAACACCATTTCTATTTTGCAATCAGGACATATATTCAAACTTATACCCCTTATGTACTTTCCATACAAATTTTCCATGTTTATAAGGGATCTTTAATTCTTCTAATATAAAATCTTTACCTGCTTGGATCTGTTTTAATGCTTTAGGCCTTCCTTTCCTCGAGGTCTTATATTCTAACGCCACCGCACTATCATTATACACTAATATTAAATCACATAGTGAATGATATTCTAAACCATTTGGTTTAAACCATATACCCTCACTCATTATCCAATGTATATCTTCTCTTGACTCATTAACATCTTCTAACTGATAGGTAAGATGCTCTAAGTCTATACTATGTTGAGTCCTGACATATTGCTTCATTTATGATACACTTCACACTCATCTCTGTCTACACATAATTGTGTACAATAGTAATTTCTATTTTGTTTAGCATATTTACTTGTATATTCGGCAACCGTATTACTATTATGCCAATCTCGTTCAGGGATAACGATCTTCATTACATATGTTTCCCATCTACACAATTCGCCTAAGTGTTCACAACTATCCATTTAAATAACTTCATAAAATATGTTTCTCAGCAAAAACTAATGACTCTCTTAAATTCTTATTATCCTTTCTTAACTCTCTTATCTCTATTTCTAAGTTCCTATTATGATTTGCAGCTGTATCATACTTATATCTTGATACATAGTTATCCCTGTAATAAGCAATTAAATTATCGACTAATTTATTGACCATCCTCCAATTATCACGTTGTATTATATCTTTAAACCTAGTTACGGTCTCTTTTCTTAATTCATATATTGTCAGCTTACATTGCATTATATCATACTCCACC